TTCCTGGACTACGTACGTGGTTATCAGATAAATTAATACTGACAACCGATAATAAAGAAATTTCTAAATTGCTAATTAAAGCAGCTAAGATGATTCCTGAATCACAAATACGTGTAACCACAGATTTAAAGTGCGTCTTTAACTTTTTGACGTCCACTCTTCGATCAAAGCCGAACTTATTAAAATCACTTAAACTATCTATTAAGGCAGAACTGAAAATTATCAGTACCTTTCTAGAAAAAGTTTCACGTGATTTAACATGGTTCCTTTGTTCGGACCGTTTCTTGTGGGAAATTCTCCAATTTGCTGGTTCAGAGATTGAGGTACTTACCGATGTAATACCTGACTTCCACGCTCGCTTCTCTTTCCTAGAGCAATCGAAACTATTTTTAAATACATGTAAATTACCAAGAGATAACTACATTAAGTGTATTAAGTATCACACAGCATGTCCTGCTGCTTATCTGTTAAAAAATGAATTACCAAAACGACCCGAAGGTTTTGTCGGTAATTTCCTTATTTGGACAGGTAGTGTCAAACGTGTACTTAAGAATATACTTAATAGACGAAATTTTAACGCTGATCAATGCCAATCATTAAACTTGGCTTTCGGACTTCTTCAAGGCGTCAAACGGGGTTGTGCCCCTGTTTCTGAAGCTTTTCTTTGTAAAGAAATCCTAAACCATGTGATTGCCATGAGTACACCTCCAACTCATGTTCCACATTTCAATGATATCGATGAATACACAGGAAATCCAATTAACTTTATGACACAAACTGGTGATCTTATCAACGACCCTACCTCTTACTCTTTAGTAAGACAACATGTCGATGTTATAGAATCTACCTTTTCAGCTTGCTCTAAAGCTATTTTGAAACCTGTAAAACATCCCTTTATCCAAAAGGCATATGAACCCTCTCATAATTCCTGTTTCGAAAGAAATAGAAAGAAGGGTGGGGCTTATATGGAAATCGTTGAGACATTGGAATTACCGTTAATTACCTCTGAGCCCATTCCTGTTAAGGGCGGTTATAAAACTAATACATTCTATGAATTACCAAAGATCGACAGCGTTCTAGATTTTTGCCGTAATCGTATTAAAGAGAAACAAACCATGAGACTTGTTAAAGCACAGTTCTCCGATATGAGTGACATGATTGAAGGCTTTGATAGTATATTTGATGATGACGAAATAAGTAGTCAAATCAACACAACTGTCATACCATTATCCGAACCCTTAAAAGTTCGTGTCATAACAAAATCGGAAGCTATGCCCTCCTATGCAAGTAAGTTTCTTCAGAAGAAAATGAAATCTTATATTAATAGATTCCCATCTATGGTTCTTACAACCCGTCCTTTAGATCAACTTGACTTTCGTCGAGTCTGGTCATTAGAAGGGGATATAGAAACAAGATTTGGTATTAAATTAATGTTTGATGCTCATACTTCTGGAGATTATTCTTCTGCCACAGATAAACTAAATGTCCGTTTTACGAAATTGATATTTGAAGATTTTATGGTAGCTCTTGGTGTTCCAGAAATTGATAGAGATATATATCGATCTGTTCTTTATGAACAGAGACTTGTGTATCCCGAACAATATCTGGGTTTCCTCCTTGATCCCAAGAATAACGTAGCCCATCTTGATATATCTGAGGGTGGTGACTTCACAATTGAACAGAAGAACGGACAACTTATGGGTTCCATATTGTCCTTTCCTGTCCTTTGTTTAGCCAATCTCATATGTTACAAGATGGCATTAGATGAATATATCAATGAAATCAAATCCAAAACAATCAAGAAGGTAATACATGTTAATGTATTCTCCCTTCCTGTACTTGTCAACGGTGATGATATTTATTTCCGTACCAATTCTCGTTTTAACGAGATTTGGATGAAATATATCACCATCGCTGGCTTTGAACTCTCG